TAAAAGACTTTTTACTATCGTTTCATCTTTTTCTTCCGTAAGATAAACACTAAACGAAAAATTTGCAGGGTTTGCTTTTGTTATTGTTGTCCCTTCAAACATTTTTGTCTGGTCGTGCAAAGTCTTTACTGTGTACGAATCTTCCGCAAACGTTTGGGAGATTGACACTTCGGGAGTCGTTCTTATAGAATAGCGACTCCCGCCGTGTACTATGAATACAGAGCTTTCTCTACGAAAGTTGTATACTGCCATGATTAGACCGTATGATTAGTAGCATAAGTACTGTCACTGTGTTCAGTGAGTCCTTTATACTTAACAGTCATTTCATCTGCATTTGTTATATCTGAGCCATGAGCTGCAAATTCAACACCTACTGAAATCAAGTCTGCGACTTCAATAGTTGGAACTTGTAGATGTGCTCTTGGAAGGTCAAATTCAACGATTGGTGTATCGGACGAACCTCCTCCCATAAATAAACTCATATCAAAAGAGTTTCTAACTAAGTCAGTTGCACCAGCCAAATCAGCTAGTAATTGGTTTGAACCATTACCTGAACCACTTGAACCTGTAGTATTTAAGTACATAGTTAAGCTTCCACTAATTTGTCTTGCTCCTGAGAAAGAACCAATTGGTTTATCAATAAGTCCTAAAGTTTCAGGAGTTACATAAGTGATGTTGTTGGCTATAGTTATTGAACCACCTGTGATTGCAATATCATAAGTTTTTGAATCTAGTCCACCACTTGACGCACCACTTCCCTGCTCTGCAGTTGTAAGTGTTAGCGTTGATAATTTGTTTCTTAAATAGTCTGCATCATCTGGACCTGTAGTATCAACATAGTTGAGACCTTCAGCATTATTGATTGATGCATTAGCTGAGTATGCTCCTCCAGTATCACTCGATGCAGTACTAAATACTGTATTCGGGTCTTCCATTGGAGTAGTAATTTGGTCAATAGTAGTTGAATTACCAGACCATGCAATTGTTGCTATTCCATCTATAGAAAAGTCTATTTCTGCTTGGTTTACTTGACATTCATTTAGTCTGTAAGTTGTATTTTCCAAAGCAAAGAAAATTGAGAGTTTTAATAACTCGTGATGTTCTGACCTTGCGAAACTAACATCTGCATCAGTTGAATCTAATGTAACTGCTGCGGCGCTTGTTCCACTTAGTGCACCACCTGTAATGTCTTTACCTGCAATAGCTGCCCATAATATATTTTCACACATACTATGTGTACCATCTGTACCACTACTGTTTGTACCGTGCTTGTAAGGTCTTACATAAGTTGAGAAAGACCATTCTGCAGGCGGTAAAGAGTCATTAAATCTCTTTTGTCCTCTGTTTGGAGTTGCTCCAGCTTCGTTAATTACAACATCTGTTGCATCACTTCCTTGCGAGAAGCTATAGCCATCTAATACACCTACTCTGAAAGTATTGGCGTTTGTGCCATTACCTTTAAATAAGCCAGTTCCGATTCTAGTACCGTCTACTGTGGTTGTTCCTGCGATTGATGCTACTGTAACAACAAGTCCAGTTCCTGAACCAGTTGAATCACTTGCATCTCCTTGGGTTAATGTTTCACTATTAACAAATGCGCTTCCTCTTAAATTGTTAGGTATGTGTACTGCTGTAACACCACCACTATTTACTGCAGAAACAATAACTTTCGCATTGATTCCGCTTCCAGAAGTATCATTTGCCGCAAAGGATATAACATCACCGACCGCATGACCAGAACCCGCAGTAGTAACAGTAGCAGTTTTAATGCCGCCCGTAGAGCCAACACCATTTGCTGAACTGACATATACCTTGGTATTTCTTGATAGATTAAGTGCCATTTTTTATCTCCTATCACATTGAAAGGGCTTAGCTAGATAATTATCTGCTTCGCCGTTTCTTAATATCGTACTGTAACTGTCATTTCCCCAATTCCTAAAGGAGAAATTACTCCTTCATCGGTAGTAATACTATCAACTGTCATTGAAGTAGTCTTACCATTGGGTATTATGCTAGTGTCGTACACTAAAGCATCGCTTTCATCGATAATCTTTTCGATATCTTCGAATAGCGTTGCTAATTCTTCCTGAGCATCTTCTTCGTTTCGAACGTATGCTCTAATTGTTAAATTTAAAAATCTCCATTTAAATCCTGCTGTCTGATATTCTCTTACTTCATCTCCTGCTATAATACAGACTTTCGGATATTCTTCTATTTCATCTAAAAACAACATTCTTCCTTTAACATTGTTAAACACATTTGAGTTATAAGGGTGTTGCCCATTTATTAATTTTATTTTATCTACTATTGCATCTACTATTTTTCGACGCTTTGTTCTGTACTCAGTAGACATTAAACCCTCCTAAGTGTAAATTTTTGGTCTATAAATGCTGCTGCTAAGTTTCTAATACTTTTTGCTATTAAAGGTTTAGGATTATAACCTGCTGGCCATTGTTTGTCGCCATTATTTTCAAATGTTTCATACGGATTTAGTTGATAAGTATAATCCGCTACAACACTTGCAGGTGCTTGTCTTAATCCTGTTAATCTTACACTATTTGAAAATCTTCCTGTTTGATTTATAAGTGCAGGTCTTCCCATGTTTCTTCTAACTTCTGCAGGTAACTTTTGGTTAATTGCTATTTGTACTTTTGCTAAGTCTAGTTGTTCTCTTCCAGTTTTTCCTTTTTGAGCTTTTCCTGGTGTTATAGCTCCTTTAGCTAATATTGCTTTACCTGCTCTAGTTGCTTTTGTAAGTTTTTTTAAATTATTTTTACTAATTTTTCTACCTTTTTTACCTGTTTTTGCTCTTTTTGTTGTTCTTGTTCGTGTTCTTGATGGTTTTACTTTTTTACCTCTAGCAATGTCTGTAATATCTTTTACAATTTTATTTTCTATTGCAGGGGAACCTGTAACATCACCTATGTCTACTGTTTTTAAAAATTTTTCTAAAGCATCATTAGTTTTTCCTGCTGTTAATTGGTCAGTTGCTGTTAGCATTAGTGATTCATATCTTGATTTAAACTTATTATACTCAGGGCTTTCAGCTCTTAATTCAAGTTTTACTTTTCCATTTACAGTATCAATAATCTTATCTTTTAATGTTTGAACATTAAAGTCTTTCATTCCTTGTACATCATTATACACATCTATTAAATGGTCAAAGGGATTTCCTTTCATTTTTTTCATTCCTTGCACATATGGAAGTTTTTGTATAAGTTCAAAACCAAACATTAAAGTTTGAATTTTCTTTTTTAATTTTTTTATATCTGCTACTGTTTTAATATTTGCTCTTTGTAGTCCTTCGGCTTGGTCTGCATTAGTTACACGTTGAACTCCAACTCGTCCTACTCCTCTCTCAGTCATTGCAAATCTAGATAATGAATCTTCTAACTTTTGGTAAGCTAGTGCAACTAAAGCGAGTTGAGCACTAATAGGAGTAACTTGTTGGTGTCCCATCTGAGCACCCATTAGGTCAAATAATTTATTACATTTATTTCGAACATTTATATATGCATCAAATACATATCTGCCTTTTGCTCCTTTTCTCTTTTCTAAAGTTTTAACATCTGCAGTACCAGTTAAATTCATTGGAGTCATAGTAGTATCGACTTTACTCATAACATCTTCAGGTGTATCTCCTCTTTCACGAAATGCTTCAACAATACCTGGAATTGCTTTATTTAGGGTATTCATATCTCCTATAACTTCAAATCCTTCTGCCATAAGTCTATTTAGATTTATGTAATGTTCAGTAGCTTGATTTAGTGGTACTCGTATATTATCTGTAGTAAGAGTTCGTAATTCATCAGTTAATTGTTCAGATACTAAATCTATACTTTTTTCAGATTTAGATTCTGAAAAAGTGAATCTTGTTTGTTTAGTTCTACGTGCCATTATTTATACAATTTATAGAAATCAAGAATCCTTTTTATATGGTCAGGAAACCCAATGTTTTCTCTTAGGCTGGTAGTAACTTGGTTACTAATCTGAGCACCACTTATAGAAAGTCTTTCTTTTCTTTCATCTTTTAAGTAATATTTTACTAAATCAAATATTGCTAGTTTTAAATCTCCAGGAGTACTTGCGTATCCTGCTTTGTAAACT